TACTTTACAAAAGTTTTGTAAGTCACTGTATCTATTGAGGAAAAAATACGATTCCTTACAAAAGAACTACCCACTATTTCTATAGAAAATTTAACTGTTAGTCCAAGTAGTTTACATAAATACAACAATGATTATATTGACAAATACAGTTCTCATGGTGTAATGAGATTTATCTAAACAAGTAAAGGTGGATTGAATGAGATGTAAAGCATGTGATGTAATGTTGGGAAAAACCAGTGATGGAACTTACTGTAGAAAATGCATAGTTGCAAGTGAAGATGTGGATATGTATAATGACTCAACATTTAGAGAAAACTACACAAAGCATAATCATGAATTAAGAGTACAAATGTTCCTAAGTGAATATGAGAAGAAAGAGTTGATTGAGATGAAAGATTAATCTCAGTTACAAACTGTTACAATTTAATGATTGACAAATAGAGAATGTGTGGTATTCTTTGTTACATAAGAAATACAAACTGTTTTATTACAGTAGACTTAATTAGATAAGTCTTTTTCTCCACCTGTTACTGATAATACCTCCTAACATTGGTAACAGGAATTTAATGGTGACTTTAGTGTAATGGTTAGCACCTCTCCCTGTGAAGGAGCAAGTCAGGGTTCGAGTCCCGAAGTCACACCAAATACGGATCGTTAGCTCAATTGGTTAGAGCAAGACACTTTTAATGTCGAGGTTCGGGGTTCAAGTCCCTGACGATCCACCAAATTCTGTAGACCTTGCATTATTTAGGTCAAGAATAAACCCTCAATATAGAGGTTTGGGAAAGTAACTCAGTTGGTAGAGTGGTTACTTGAAGCGTAACAGGTCAGAGGTTCAAATCCTCTCTTTCCCACCAATTGAAGATTAGTTAAAAAGTATAACAGTGAACTGATAATTCACAGTCGATGGAGCGTTACCATCATCTTCAACCAACAGTTCCTTAGCTCAATTGGCAGAGCACCTCCCTTACATGGAGTAGGTTATTGGTTCGACTCCAATAGGAACTACCATATTCAATTAGATCACAAAATGAACACTTAGAAAAATATTTGAAAATAATAGTTGACAAATAGAAATTCCGTGTTATCTTAATGATCTAGAAACAAACAATGCTCTATTCGTCTAATGGCTAGGATTTCTCCCTTTCAAGGAGAAGAAGAGGGATCGAAACCCTCATAGAGTACCAAATTATAATAGCGAGAAGTGATATTGGGTTCACAGCAAGGCTCATAACCTTGAAGATGTCGGTTCGATTCCGATTCTCGCTACCAAGATTATTTTTGATTACCATAATCTAAAGGCTCGAAGAGACGGTCTGCAACATCGTTCTTACTGGGTTGAAGTCCCAGATGGTAATCCAAAGTGATTTATTAAATAAGAATACGAGTAAGGGTGAAAAGAGCCACTGGTTGCAAACATGCTTGATCTGATCCAAAAGTATTCTTAGTTAATAAATTAATGCGTGATTGGTATAATGGTATTATGTCTGGCTTCCACCCAGAAGACCACAGTTCGATTCTGTGATCCCGCACCAGTTTTTAAAAAGTTTATTCCCATGTAGCTCAATTGGTTGAGCAGCAGACTGTTAATCTGTTGGTTGTTGGTTCGAGTCCAGCCTTGGGAGCCATTTATGTAAGTAGGGTAGCTGTTGGGTGGCTACATCGGGCTGTAACCCCGACCCCTGATTAATGATCACATCGTTGGTTCGATTCCAACTACTTACACCATTTTCAGCTTCATCTCTGAATGACTGATGGAAAGACATCTATGAGCATGATTGAATGTGTGAAGGATACAAGGGTTGCTCCTTCCTTGTATGGTGGACGATACCTAACCACCCAAGATTATAGAGAGTAAACTGTACAGGTGTACGGAACACCCTGCTAAGGTGATTGATCGTGAAAACGGTTTAGTTTCGATTACTATGCTCTCTGCCATGTACCCTTTGTGGACTTGAAGATTTCTTCGTGGTATCGCTACCTTAGAAGGCATCGCAGTTAGGCTTCTGTTTAAAAAGTCACTTATATGGATTGTAGGGCGAAGCGGTTCGCAACTGGTCTTGAAAACCAGCCCATTGGGTTAGTAGCTCGGTGATGGTTCGACTCCATTACTTTCCTCCAAATTTTAGAATTAACCCTTCTTCCCTACTTCGGTAGTTCTAGTCGGGTAATAGGTAGCATATAACCTATAGATAAACTGCAAAACAGTATAAAGTTGAGACTGATAATTTCAGCGTAATAAACCCAAGAGGTTTGTTATCAAGTATGCAAGCAAGTTATCAATTGAGTCCAGAGCTAATCGGTGAGGATGAGGTTGGGAATGTAATGTTCCTGAGTCGAGAGACAATAAGAGAACTTGTAGGTTTAGAGTGAAGACGATTATCAAGTCGTAACGCTTTACACCAGTGTTAAAGATGCATCTAATAGACAACAGGTGGTGCTGAGTCTGGCAGGTTGATACTACCAATTTCAACAATGTATTCTTGAAACATAGTGCACGATAAAGCACAGTGACCAGTACAGTATTGATGAGTTCAAAAGATTTGTTATCTGTAGTGAAACCACTGGTTATATCAATAACAATACACTTCGATTTAAGGTAATTAAGTTCAAAAGTGTTTCACACATTAAAGTGAAAGGTGCTTACATAGTAATGGGTTGTCCATTGCACATATGACCCGAAAGGTTGTGTGTAATTTTATGAAATGATTGTGTCTGGTAGGCATACTAGCGTAGTTTGAGTAATAAGAGAGTAGCTTTGATGTCTAAGATTGGTTGACTATATTAACCAGCACTGATCATTACAACTTAAAGGGTTGTGGATAAGGAAGGAATAAATAATCTTCTAAAGATGGTCGCAATAACGTATAATCTCAGCGTTGTTAATTTTTAAATCAGTGTGTGACTGGAAAGGTTTCAGTCTTCGTTTGGAACGAAGAATATGTAGGTTCGAGTCCTACCACACTGACCAAATTTATAAATTAAATGTATCAACCAACCCAGATTAAAAGGTAGTTGCAGGATACAGAGGTTTTTTTAATGAGATCGAGACTCAGGGAGGGGTAATACCCTGCTATCAACACCTTGGTATATTTAATTTATGAAGTTTATAGCCTGTTAGCTCAATCGGGAGAGCGTTGCACTGTCACTGCAAAGGTAGCGAGATCGAAACTCGTACAGGCTGCCAAATGTTCACAACCTAGTATGATGTGAATGATAGTCTTAGCGGATCGTCAGACGTACATTGCGGATATGGTTAAGCTTAAGGCTTCCTTGTGAAAGTAGTGATCTGGTCTAGAACGGATTGCGATTATGTGTGACAGCTATTAGCTCACCGTTGAAAGAATACGGACAAGTCGGCTCAACTGTAAAACACACTTAATGCTCAGATGAAGGAAATTGGTAAACCTTTCTGTCTTAGAAACAGAAGCCTGTGAGTTCGAGTCTCACTCTGAGTACCAATTTATGCGCCTATAGTTCAATTGGATAGAGCATCTGCCTTCTAAGCAGAGAGTTTCAGGTTCGAGTCCTGATGGGCGCACCAAGATTTTAAAATAGAGTAAACATAGCAGATTTAGTATGTGGTAGGAAAACGATGAGATACCTCACACCACAGTAAAGGTTCTTCTTCCGTTGTTTATTCTCTTTTATGATTATTGCTGGATTAATATAAAGGCTATTATGCTTGTTTTGTAATCAAGTTATGGCGGTTCGAGTCCGTCATTCAGCACCAAATGATGTCGTAGTGATTCGACGTTAAACTCACTACAATTACCCCGTGTCGTGGTGATGGACATTAAACATCACCCAATAAGTTGATGTTGTAACGGTAACATGCTGGCCTCCAAAGCCATGCGTTCTGGGTTCGAATCCTAGTCGGCTTGCCAAGTTTAAAAAGTTTATTGCACCTTACGGAAGTGATCAAATAACCTTCTGGAGCTGCAATTTAATTGTCGTGTGGTGTAAAGGTTAGCACTTTGGAATTTGACTCCAACAGTTACCGTTCGAATCGGTACATGACTGCCATTTTAATAGTCCTGTAACTCATAGTTGGTTAGAGTACCATGCTCATAACGTGGAGGATTAGGGTTCGACTCCCTAGAGGACTACCAATTTATTTTTATTATGACCCCTATCATTCAACAGAATCGCTTAGGGGTTTTTTACGTCTTGAAGAAAACTCATGGAGGAAATATGGCGGTTAAGATTCTTAAATTTGGTGCTACATGGTGCAATGCCTGTAATCAAGCAGACAAATATTTAGATCGTACAAGTGGTGATCGTGAACTAGAAGTTCAGAAGATCGATGTCGATGCTAGTGAAGAACTGGCAGTTAAATATAACATTCGAAGCATTCCTACATTCGTTGCTGTTAAACCTAACGGTGATATTGTTGGAACCATTGTTGGTTTCGATAGTAAGAAATTAGAAGAGTTCTTCGAAAACGTTAAACGTAAATAAGAGGATTTAATTTTGAAATACGGTGATAGAGGCCCATTAGTGGTCAAACTGCAACAAGCGTTGCAAGCACATAAACTACTACCTCAAAACACTGGCAAAGTTAAACACGATGATGGAATCTTCGGGAGAGGAACAGAAAATGCTGTTAAAGCCTTCCAGAAGATTATCGGTGTAGATCAAACAGGGATTGTTGGAAACTACTTTGCACAAAAGATTGGAATTAATATCAACCCCATGAAAACCATTGTTCTGACAGCAGGTCACAACAACAAGGATTCAGGTGCCGTATCTAAAGATCAAAAGTGGACAGAAGCTAAGATTGTTACAGACTTGAGAAATCGAGTTAAGACTATTCTTGAAGCTTATGGGTACACAGTCATTACAGACGGTAAAGGGGAAGAGAATTTAAGTCTATCTAAAGCAGTTGCATTGATCCCAATGGGAGAAGTAGCTATTGAGCTTCATCTCAATGCAGCAGTATCTGAACAAGCCAATGGTATTGAAGCGTTAGCTAAATCTAACCTTAAATCAAAATGCCAGACGCTTTGTAAATCGATCTCCGATGATATGAAGTATAAGATCAGAGGTGCAGATGGTGGATGGAAATCTACTGATTCTGGGCAACATAGTCGGTTAGCCTTCTGTGAAGCTGGTGGAATTATCTTGGAAGTTTTCTTCATTTCGAATAAAGCTGAGTTAGATAGTTACATTAACAATCCTGATCGAGTAGCTAAAGCAATCGCTGACGCAATCAAAAAACTCTAAGGTATTCAGGTCGTTTGAGTGTAATGCCCGACCTTGAAATCGTTTAGCCTTGTACGAAAACAAGGCAACCTTATTATAATTATGTTATCATGTGAGATTATTCTGTTAATAGAGGTAATCAAATATGAGTGACTTATTGTTACTACTTTCGTTGGTTGTTTTCCATGAAGAACGTGGACAACCAAAACAATGTCAATATGCAGCTTTGGAAGTTGTTTACAATCGATCAGAACATCCTGATTTTCCAAGCAATCCTAAAGCGGTTATTCGACAACCATCTCAGTTCTCTTGGACAAGAAACCTATCTAACCTTAAAAAGCCTACCTATGAATTAGATACATGGTCGGAATCAGTTAGAGTTGCTAAAGATTTCTTATCCAATCGAACAAACTATACTAAAGGTGCTATCTACTTCAATGCTCGACATATGGGAGTTAGATATAAGACACCGGACAATAAAGGCAAACCATTATTAACTTGTGGTAAGCATGTTTATTTTTAACAACAAGGAAGATAGATATGTCCATCAACGATTTACCGTCTTACAAAAGGAATAAGAGAGTTAATAGTCTTGACACACTTATCAGTAAGACGAATACCCACGTTGTTGAGGCTCTAGATAAAATTGTAGAAATTATGAATGATTCCGAAGCTAAGACTTCGGATGTTCTAAATGCGAGTGCTAAATACATTCAGTTCTACATTATGTTTAGAGACAAGCAACAAGATTGGGAAGATAGAGAATTGAAACGAGAGTTGCTAAAACTCAATATCAAACAAAAGAAAAACCCTACCTCAGATAATTCAAAACCAGAAGATACTAACATTTTTAGTATTGATTACAACGGTGAGAATGACGAATTCCTTGCAAGTTAAGGAGTTCATAAATGAGTAGGATAGCATTAAAACCGTCAAGTCCTAGACAAGAAGAATTCTTAAAATCCAATGCCTATATTACCGTTTACGGTGGTAGCGCAGGTAGTGGTAAAACTTATCAAGGATTGATGAGGTTTTTAAGATACACAAATGATCCAGACTTTGTAGGTTATGTAATTCGTAAAAACGCCACCGACTTGAAAAAGACAGGTGGTGCTTTCAAAACCGCATTAAAGATGTTCAAGCCATTCGGCATAACTCATACAAAACAACCAATGGTTATCACCTTCCCTTCTGGTGCCACAATCGAATTCATCGGTTTGGATGGTGAAGAAGGCATGGACAAGATCCAAGGTCTTGAAATCTCTGCCTGTATGATTGACGAAGCAACACATATTGAAGAAGAAGCCTTCTGGTGGACACTTTCACGACTTCGTACAAACGCCAAGATGGAACCAAACATTTGGTTAACCTGTAACCCTGATCCAGACAGTTTCGTATTTAACTTTGTTGAACCATACATCTACCCTAAAGGTACGGTGGTTAATAATGAGTTAGTTGAAGGACGTGTTGATCCAGCCAAGAATGGTCAGATTCTATACTTCATGCGAATCGATGAAAAGATCGTATTCAGAGAGTCAATTGAGGCTTTCTATAAAGAATTCCCAGAAGATGTAAATCCAGAATCAGAAGACCAACCTGAAACATTTAAGTTTATTGGTGCTACGTGCCACGATAACCCAGAGATGTTGAAAAAGAACCCTAAGTATGTCGGAACGTTAAGACGTTTACCACGTATTGAACGTGAAAGACTTTACTATGGAAACTGGTTAGCTCGACAAGAGGAAGGTGGTTACTTCAAGAAAGCTTGGGTAGAACCATTGTTAACCTCTGTTCAAGGATTTGAGTTTACGAGATTCATCAGGTGTTGGGACTTAGCAGCATCGTTGGAATCAGAAGCAACACCAAACCCCGACTACACAGCAGGTGTCCTTATTGGAAAAACTAAGTGTGGTAAATACATCATCTTAGATGTTGTTAGGGATCGTAAACGTTCAGGTGAAAACATTAATTGGATTGGTCAGATTGCAAGAGAAGATATGGCTCGTTACGGTGAAAGATCGTACAGCTTTTACCTTCCACAAGATCCAGCAGCAGCAGGTATTACAGCTCGAATCTTCCATGTTGAGAAATTCAACGAGATGGGATTAGGTGCCAAGTTTATCAAGGTGGGGACATCAAGAAGTAAACTTAAACGTTTTGAGCCTTTTAGTGCCAGTGCGGAAGTTGGATTGGTTTATGTAATGAAAGCCGATTGGAACGATATGTATTTTTCAGAAATGGAAGCCTTTGACGGTGTTTCAAAGTCAAGACATGACGATATGGTGGATGCGACATCGGACGCATTTAATGAATTGGCAACAACTAAAGAACTTCCTAAGTTTGATGGTAAGTTATTAAGATTAGTGAGGTAATTAGTGGCTAAAAAAGAAGAAATTGTAGCAGCAGCAGATAAGATCAGAATCCCTAGAGAGATTGGTAGTGTTGGTAATTATAAACCAAAAGCTATGCTCTATTCTGATATCTCAAGAGATCTTGACTTTCCTAAGTCAATTGAAACGTTTAGAGATATGACAGATGATGTAACTATTGCATCTGCCATTGCTGCTGTACAGGTTGTGAGTTCACGTATTCCTATTTATGTTGAAGCTTACGATCAAAGCGATGAACACAAGGAACGTAAAGCTTTCCTAGAAAGTTGTCTAGAGGATATGGAACACAGTTTCCAAGATGCCATTAAACAGATGATGACTTTTAGAACTTATGGTTTCTCTATTGCTGAAAAAGTTTACAGATTCAGAAGAAGAAAGAAAGGCAGTAAGCATGATGATAATAAAATTGGTATCAAGAAACTAGCCTTCCGACCACAGCATACAATCACAGAGTTTAGAATGTCCGATGATAATCGAGACTTCCTTGGTGTTGTACAAGGTGAATTTAGTCATGGTTATGGTTCAAGAGAACGAAGAATTCCAATGAATCAAAATGGTGATGAAACATTCATCCCTAAGAGTCGTATGCTTCTGTTTGTTACAGATAACACAACTGGTCTTCCTTATGGTCGTTCACCGTTGGTTGGATGTTATCAGACATGGAGAGATTTGCAAAAAGTTCAAGATCTTGAATATGTAGCAATGAGTAAAAACTTAAACGGTTTACCTCTTGCAACACTACCAGCTAGATTCCTAACAGCAGATGCTGATGAGGATGAAGTTGATACTCGTATGTCGATTATCGATGGTATTAGTAAAGTTGGTATTGGTGAGCAATCCTCATTCGTACTGCCTTCTGATCGAGATCAAGATGGAAACCCTCTATTTGACCTAAAGCTTTTACAAGCATCATCTTCAAACGTGACTTCAATCTCAGCAATTGTTTCAAGACTCAAAAAAGATATGAAGGAATTATTCTTCAATGACTTGGGTGATGAAGGAACTGGTTCATTGTTGAACATGTTAGTTGAGAGTTGTATTAAAGAAATCTTTGAAGTTTTAAACCGAGATCTAATCCCAGAGTTATGGGAACTGAATGGTTGGGATATTACAAAAACTCCAAAGCTTAAATACGGATCTCTGAAAGAAGTCAACATGGCAGACTTTGCTAAAGCTATCCAGCAGTTATCAGCTACCAAGAACATCGCTAAAACTCCAGACAACCTAAACATGATTGCTGAAATTATGGGTCTTCCATATCGTTTCGCAAGTGATGCCACTGAGGAAGAGATTGATAAGATCCTTCGAGTGGAAGAGAAAGATGAAAGTCGTTCTGGTGATGGTTATGAAAAAGGAAGTGGTAATGGAACATCCGACAAGGTTAGTGAAAAAGATAATTCTGCAAACAACCTATCCAATAAATAAGGAGAATGATTCTTGTCAAGAGAGTTAATCAACCTACGAAAAAGAGTCTTCAATAAACCTCAGATGATTATGAGTGAAGACTTCCAGACTATCGTAGAGTACATGATCAATCCAGAGAAAACAGGATTCAAAGCGAGTCCTGTAGTTCCTGAGATGAAACGTTCAGATTTTGAACGTGATGAAGAATATAGAAAATACAGACTTGAACAGTTAGATATTGATCCAGAAACAATGCAAGGATACATCCCAATTGAAGGAACCTTGGTGAATCGGGCAGGTCAAGTTCAAGCATGTGTTGAATTAACATCGTATGAAGCAATCAAAGCGAAAATGCAAGCACAGATCAACGAAGGTGTCAAGCAGATCGTTATGGTTATCGATTCAGGCGGTGGTGAAGCTTATGGTTGTTTTGCAACAGCCGACAAACTTCGAAAGATGGCAGATGACAATGATGTAAAACTCATTGCTTTCGTAGATGGTTATGCATGTTCAGCAGCTTACGCTCTGGCATCAGCAGCACATGAAATTGTTGCCAACCCTCAAGCCACAGTCGGAAGTGTTGGAGTTGTAGTACAGCTTATGAATAACACAGAAGCTTTAAAGAAAGCAGGTTATTCAAGAACGTTCGTTTACGCTGGTGATAATAAAGTTCCATTTGATGCAGATGGTGAATTTGATAAGAAATTTATTTCTGACATTCAAGCATCGATCAATAAAACTTACAAGCGTTTCGTTAATCTTGTTGCCAATAATCGTGGTATCCAAGAAGCAGATGTTGTAAAGACGCAAGCCTCAGTATATGACGCTGATGAAGCAGTTGGTATTGGGTTTGTTGATAAGTTAATGGAAACGGATGAGTTCTTTGACGAATACTTCCCTTCTTTACGACAAACATCAAACCAATCTACTCAAATGAAAACAGAGGAAAATATGACAGTTGAAGAACTACAAAAACTAAAGGAAGAGGCTGCTAATACAGTTCTATTGAATGCTGAAACAGAAGCAGTTGTATCTCTTGCAGAGCTTACAGATCTTCGTGAAAAAGCTACTCAGTTTGAAACTACTCAAGCATTAGCTACAGATCTACAGACCAAACTTGACGCTGCTCTAAAACGCACTCAGGAACTGGAAGATGAAATTGTTGAAGCTCAGGCTGATGCAGTGATCGCTACTCGTCAAGCAAAACTTGAAGAAGTGTTAGGTACTGAAAATGAACAAGTTGCTTCAATTCTATCTGCTACAGCAGCTCTTGATGATGCAGCATTCGGATTAGTTCTAGCTGGTTACGAAACATCTTTCGCCAAGAAAGAAGCAACGTTTACTGAACAAGGTAAGGCTCCAGAAGCTGAACAAAAACGCATGACTCTTGAAGATAAAATCAAAGCCAAGTTGACTGCAACTAAATAATCAAAACCCCATAAGGAAATTAAATAAATTATGAAATACGATCTTAATCAAAAACACCGTGTTGTTGTTCCGTCAGACGTTTTTGCTGCTGAACCTAGCAACGCAGCAGGTTGGGCGCGTTCAACAGTAAAACTAGCATTCACAGCAGGTCAAACTGCACGTGTTGGTTCTGTTATCGAATACGATCCAATCACTATGGAAGCTACACTTTCAGCTACAGGTGCTCCAGTTACCGAAGGTAATAAAATCGGTGTCTTCTTTGGACGTGATGTTCTAGTTGATCCTACTCACTTCGAACGTCTAGTTGCATCTCAAGCAATTGATGGTGATGAAGTTGATGTTGTAATCATGGCACGTGGTGACGGTTCAGGTCAGATTAGCCCAAGTTTCCTAGACTTCGCTGGTACTGACTACTACACACTAACTGCTGATCAACAAGCTGCTTTCCGAGCACTAGTAGAACAAGAACTTCGCTTCAAGTTCATCAAACAGCAAAAACGCATTGCCTAATAGCAAATTTAACTAATAGAAAAAGGAATTAATAAACAATGGCTAAACTTATTGTAAACCCTATTGATCGTACTAAGTTGATCGATACTGGTTCAACCCTTGAAGTTCTAACTCCTGAGTTTGGACGTATTGACAACTCTGGTCTTTTCGACAAAGAAGGGATTGCATCACGCCACCACTTGTTCGAAGTTGAGCCAGAAGGTCAAGACGCGATGACTGGTCTTGGTTCGATGACTGAGCGTGAACGTTGGAAACTAACTCATGGTACAAACGAACAGTACGCATTGGGTTCAGTTTACTTCGGTCTTACTGACGCTGTTCAGTATGATGACATTGCAAACATCATCACAGACTGGAAAAACTTCGATGAAGACAAACTGGTTGACGTAATTGCCAAGAAACAACGTAGCCTTTACAAAGCTGCATCGATCAACAAAGAATACATGGCTCTAACTGCTGCTCAAGGTATCATGCGTGATCCTCTTGACGGACGTGCTGCTGTAGACATGTTCAAGATCACTGGTAAAACCAAATCAACATTCACAATCGATCTAACTACTGGTGACGGTCTGTTAGCGAAGTTTGTTGAATTGCAAAACCAACTAATCGACTTAAACGTTACTGGTGGTAACATCCAAAGCGTCGAAATCGTAGTTGCTGAAAACGTCTTCGCTAAACTATCTCAACATCCTGAATTAGTTGCTTTCTATGAAGCTGCTCTTTACGGAAGTGGTTTGGCTTACATCAATAACCCAATCCTTAACGGTAAGGTTAATGAGAAGAACCGCAACACATTTGGTTTGAGTCAATCGTTCAACGTGATGGGATTCACAATCTCAACATACCCTCAAAAATTCACTCGTTGGGATCGTACTAAGGTAGATGCTATCGAAGCTGGAAAAGGTATGGTAATCGTTTACGGTGTTGATGATCTTTACCAAGCAAAATGGACACCAGCTCCTTACCTATCTAACCTAGGTAAAACTGGACAAGAGCTTTACGGTTGGAGAACTCCAGTCGTTGATGACACTCACATGGAACTTTACCTAGAGTTCAATGGTGTGTACTTCATGAAGCAGCCTGAATTGGCAGTTGAAATTACATTCACCGTGTAATCTAGACGTGAGAAGCGGAAACGCTTCTCATTTATTAGTATATGGATATCGTATATTAATCAATGAGAAGTTACTAAAAAGGAAAAATAATGTACACAGGTAATCCATTAGAAAACATTATTGATGCTTTGAGATTGGAGTTTGGAGATATTGATCCAGACTTCCCAAGGATCTCAGATGCAAGTTATGAATACTACTTAGGTCAATATGCAGATAGACCAAAGAGATTAAGACGTGAGATTGGAATGGCTTTATTAGCAGCCTTAACTTCCGGTGTCCGTGAACGTAGTGGTCAAGAAGAGCGATACGGTAGTGAAGAATTTAACAACTATCTAAAATGGTTAGAGAGAAAATTAAATAATCAAGCATTCATGGGATTGTGTCCAATCATCTATGTTGGTGGTGTGAATCGAGAGATTATTGAATACTACGAAAACAATCCAGACTTCATTGATGCAACCTTCTTTAAAGGTTATACAACAAGAAAACCAGCAAGTCAGCACATTAGAAGAAACGACTCTTTTGGTGTATCTCACCCAGAGGAAAGAAACAATAGAGGTTTCTGATGCACTTAAAAATTGAATTTGACAATACTGTGATGAAGGAAATCGAGAAGAAACTAAAAGATCTTCACAACACTCACACTGAATGGGGATGGATCAACGAGAAAACTTATCCATCTGGCGATATTGCGAATCGAGACAACATTAAAGTTGCTGAGATTGCTAGAATTAACGAATACGGTGGAGTTTCAAAAAGTAGATCTGGTAAACAACCAGTTCGAATCCCATCTCGTCCCTATTTCAGACAAGCACTCATTCAGACTGAACAGAAAGCAATTCTGTTTGCAAAAGCAGCATTCGCCTTAGCGTTAAGTAATCAATCTTTTGATCAAATTCTTGAGAAGCAAGCACGACTTGCAGCACTCGATATTGTTCTTAGTATCAGAAAACAAAATCAAGATCCATTGAGTGATAAGACAATCGATATTAAAGGTCACGCTATCCAATGGATGGATACAGGTGTACTCATGAGTAACATCACATTTAAGGTTTACAAGACAAATATAGACAGGGCTAAGATTGGTGGCGGGTTAACATGAGAAGAAAAGTAAAAATTGGAAAGAAGCTAAGACAAGTCATTCGAAGTTATGTGAGTGATTATGTTGATGGTGTTTATCAAGATTCACCAACAGAACAATTAGATATCTGGGGGAATATTCAACCAGCTACAGAATCCAATAAAGTCTTTTATTTGAAAGAAGGTGAAAGATCCAAGGAAGCGATTTGGTTTTCAATGGATGAAAGAATCTACATGCCTAGTACAGCAGTTAAAGGTAAGTTGATTAAAGCTGATGTCATTTTTTATGACGATGCCTACTGGGAAGTAAAAGGTGTGAAGCATTTTGCAAATGAAACTCTCCCTCACACAGAAGGTGTTGCTGTTAGATTGACAGATAGTCCGAGAGAAAGAATTAAGGAGAATAGCACATGGTAGAAATTAAAGTTATCAAAGCTATTCAAGCTGCTCAACCATCAATTACATTCATTGTTGCCAATCAAAACTCCCCTGTACCAGAACACATCTTCTGTGATGTTAGTGTGATAGGAAGTTCTTTTATTGACACAGCAGAGTTAACCAATGATGAGTTTGAAGAAACTATCAATCAAACAAAGATCCATAGGGTTTCCCTAACATATCACGGACTAGTTACAAGTGGTGCTGGTGATGCTGTAGCACACATGGCTGCATATCTAGAGTCATTTCAAGCAAGACTGAGATTCAAAGAACAAGGTTTCAGTATCGTAAGAATATTTGATGTCAAATATACACCTATGTTGAAAGATGTGGATATGTATATGACATACGTTTTAGATTTCAACATAGCAACAATTCAAGGTCATTCTTTTACAGTTGATGTGATTGATAAAGTTGATATTCACGGTGACTTAGGAACAATAGAATATAATATTGAGGTAGAAATATAATGACAGCAGTAAATGCTAATGATCTAACATATTTGCAAATTGAAGACTTTAGTGATGGTGATGCCTTCCTTATTCTCGACAACGGTAAATTAAAAAGAATCACAAGACAGGCTTTATATGCAAGTATTGCAACCACGCTTCGCGGTCAGAAAGGTGATACTGGAGCAACAGGTGCTAAAGGTGAAAAAGGGGATACGGGAGCCACAGGCCCGCGAGGTGCACAAGGCCCACAGGGGCCACAAGGTGCTGATGGTGCTCAAGGTTTAACAGGTGACTCAGGATTCGATGGTTGGGCACCAGTAATTCGAATTGAAAAACTCGAAGAGGGTGACTTCCTATATGTATACGATTGGGTAGGTGGAACTGGAACAAAACCAACAACGTTTGGATATGTCACTCGAAACGGTATTTCTAACACTATTGATTATTCAGCATCTATTAAAGGTGGTCAAGGTCTTCAAGGTATTCAAGGTGACAGAGGTGTTTCAGGAACCAATGGTGAATCAAACTATCAAATCGCAAGACGAAATGGTTTCACTGGAACAGAGGCAGAATACTTAGCCTCACTGGTAGGGAAAAATAACTATCAATTAGCAGTACAAGAGGGATTCAGTGGAACACTTCAAGAATGGCTTGATGAGTTAGCACTTAAAGATGCTTACGTTCTTGCAGTTGAGAATGGATTTGAAGGATCACTCCAAGACTGGTTGAATAGTTTGAATGGTTATGATGGTTGGTCGCCAATCTTTGGTGCAGAAAGCTCTCAAGATGGTTCATATATCAAAGTTGTAGATTGGACTGGTGGATCTGGATACAAACCAACCAGAGACGTTTATCTTGGTGAAGATGGTTTCACAGTTAGTATTGAAAATGCTATCAACTTTAAAGGTGATCAAGGTCACACAGGTTGGACTCCTGTTTACACCATTGAAGAAATCTCAGATTCAGTTTACATCAAAATCACAGATTGGACTGGTGGTGAAGGTGAAAAACCAACAACCACAGGTTATTTATCATCAATAGGTGTTGTTGAACTTTCCGATCAAGCAATTGACATCCGAGGATATGACGGATTATCTGCCTATGATGTAGCAACAAGAAATGGTTTCGTTGGTGATGAGAGCGAATGGTTAGCCTCACTCAAAGGTGAAAAAGGCGACCAAGGTATTCAAGGTATTCAAGGTATTCAAGGTGAGCAGGGTGAACAGGGTATCCAAGGTGAAACTGGTCAGAAAGGTGACACTGGAGATGCAGGATTATCCGCATATGACATCGCACTTCAAGAAGGTTTTATTGGTACAGAAGCTGAATGGTTAGCATCCTTAGTTGGTGCCAATGGAGCTGATGGTATTGATGGTGTTGATGGAAGCAACGGTGCAGATGGTGTAGATGGTGATAAAGCATGGACTCCAGTATTCGTTGTAGAAAGTGATAGTAATGGTACATACGTTCGAATCACTGACTATTGGAATGGTACAGGTGACAAACCTCCTTACACTGGCTACTTATCAGGTGTAGGTTTAGTACCAACACCGGAAGAAGCTACAAATCTAAGAACACCTGAACCTACAGTTGTAACTACTACAACAATCTCTAAAAATCAAATTAATGTGATTACGGCCACAGAAGATTTAATAATCACAAGTGATCTTGCAGTTGGTGAAAGTACAGAAGCTTTGATTAACCCTGCCACATTCAACGTGTCTCTTGACAATGTGACTTTGAGTGAAGGATTTGCACTTGTCGCTGATAAGTCAACCCTAATCAAAGTATTTAACTATGACGGCACAATTCGAGCTGCTGTTGTAGCCACTTTCTAAATAATTCAATAAGGAAAAATAAATGTTAAAACTTAATGAAATCATCAAGATTTCTATTAAAAGAGCAACATCACAAGTTTCTGTATCAGATCTAAATACTGTTTTAGTTTTGGTTCGACACACTGTGTCAGAAGATAGAGCTGTAACATTCAACGGTTTGGAAGAACTGATTGACTATGGTTTTACACCAACTGACTCAGCATATCAAGCAGCTCAATTAATCTTCGGACAAAATCCAAAACTTGACAAAATCATTGTTGGTAATGTCATGGAAGATGAAACTTGGGAGCTTGGTCTACAGGAAGTTACAGGTGCAAACGATCAATTCTTAACT